ATCTCTGTTAAGCTATATTTATGGTACTGCATCAACGCAAAATTTAACCTAAAGTAAGACTCTAGGTTCATGTGTACCATCGCTACGCGAAAAAAGACGCTAAGCCCTCCAGTACCACTTCACTTTCTACTTTTGTCTTGGGATTGGTTACCTTAATAGTATGAGATAATTTAGGCATAGTCTCAAAGAAAGTTTCAATCTCTTTGAATTGTGAAGAGTTCATCGACTCCAGAAAATCATTCACTTCCTTTTTAGTACAGTCTGCAGTTGCCCATACCTCATCCTCATTATAAATTTTATCAATACAAGTAGCAATCAATTCAAATGATTGATCCATTTGATTCTTTTCATCAAAATCAAAATTGTTTTTAATGAATTGTTCCAAAGATGGATACTTCATCTCCATCATTAGATTTTCATCCAGTTTTATTTGTTTGGTATGCTTCTCATCTTTCTCAATCTGAATATCATCTAGATTGATAGTAGCTTTAACCTGAGTCTCTTCATCATCAGGACAAATAACATTCACTTCCAACTCTTCACCAACAGACTTACCCCTAATGTTAAGGAAGAGGTATTCAATATCAAAGGTAGGAAGATGTTCTACTTTAACCCCTCTGGTCTGAATACAACTCTTCAGTACTGCTTTAATCGCATTTGTAATCTGCTTATTATCTTCACTCTCTAAAGCGATTACAAGAACCTTCTCTTCTTTAACTAAGAAAGGTCTATATTTAACAGTCTGTCCGCTGGACGGCAACTCCAACTCATAGGTCGGAGTACTAATTTTTGGTAAAGGCATAATATCCTAGTACAATTCAGTATTATTATTTAGAAGAGTCTATCCAGTAAATTTCCAGCAACATTCCCTGCGACATCGCCAAGGAAATTATTACCTGTAAATCTAGTAACAGCAGCATCCGCAAGGTTAGCACCAATATTAGTGAGTGCATTACTATTAAAGACTGACTGCGAGAAAGGATCAAAAACATCAAGAATAGATGGTCTAGACCATGCACCAAATCCTCCACCCGGTTTTACCACATAACGAATATAAGTTAAAGACACATTACATTTTAACAAACTAGATGCATCATAAGAAACTGGCATAGATGTTATCGCTATGGGATAACTCTTTACAAATTCATATTCCAATTGTTGTTTATGATCTTTTTCAAACTTCTTAACTTTTAATCCGGTAGAAGTATATTCATCAGGATATCTCATTCTATAGGAATAATTTTCATTTAATGCATCATTAGAATTCTCATTAACAATATATGAAATCCATGCTTCAAAGAATCTAATAGGAACATAATCTTCAGCATCAACATAAAAACTTAGATCAATACGATCATCAAACATTCTACGGTATGCATGTCTCTCTGTGACACCCGTAAAATCATTATTCATCTCAGTCGTTGCCAGTTGAGAACCGGGAAGGACTGCTTCGGAACACATCAATTGTAACTTGTCTGTTCTAGCACCCAATTGACGACGCAAATCATTAGGAATACCTAACTCCACTTCAAAAGCAGAAGTTAAAGCAGGTCTTAAGAGATTTGCTTTGATGTTTGAGACTGATCTTACTCTAGGCATTTATAAATATTTTTACCTTATATATTATGTATGGCTGAAAGCAAGAAGAGTTTATTTAAACCCTCCAATCCCAAAAAATATAAAGGTAATCCGAACAATATTATCTGCCGTAGTTCTTGGGAAGAAAAGTTCTGCAATTGGTGTGATATAAACGAAAGTATTATAGAGTGGGGAAGTGAAGAGTTTTGGATCCCCTATCGTGCTCCTGATGGTAAAGTTCGTCGTTACTTTCCAGACTTTATTATCAAAGTAAAAGAAAATACTGGTAACGTTAAAACCTATGTGATTGAAGTTAAACCAGCGAAGCAAACCCGTCCACCTAAACCAAGAAAAAGAGTGTCCAAATCCTATCTCTATGAATGCAAAACTTATGCAATGAACCAAGCAAAGTGGGAGGCAGCAACTGAATGGTGTAAGGATAAAAAAATTGAATTTAAAGTCGTTACTGAAAGAGAATTAGGGATTAGATAATGGGAAGAAAAACACTTAAGCAAAGACATGAAAGAGAAAAGCAAAAAACTTTAGACAAACTTCAAGAAGCCCAAGAAGAATTGGGTATTGAATTAGATAATGAAGAGAAAGAATTAGAATTAGAAAAAAATCCTACTGCCAGGGTAGAACAATTAAAAGCGGAAGTCCGAGAAGCAAATACCAGTGATCCTGAAGAGATAATGCTTCTTATTATGGAGATCTTTACTATTGAAGTTCTCTATCCCGAACCAGGAAAGTTTTATACCTTTGTATATAATGCCAAGACTCCCAATGAAACATATGACCAACACCCTTTGATTGCTTGTATGGGATTATTTCGATGGGGATTCCGAGGACTCAACTTTCACTGGCAAGAATATAGAAACTATACATGGGAAGAGATTGCTGGAAAACTACATGTAGTTGAATTCCAAGAGCTAGATGAGTTACTTGCATTACAGTATGGTAAATTCCTCCTAAATAAATAAAAAGTTATATTTTTAATGGCAGTTCAGACTAGTAAACTCAGCGTCACAAATATTGCGGTGCCCAAAGGAGCATCAAGTGTTCGTAAAAGTACGAAGAGAGTTTATACTGCCACAAAATTAACAGGACCTACTCCAACGGACAACGGTAATGTAGAATATAAAACTGAAATTATAAGGTATGATGATGCCAAAGGAACTAATCCAGTAACTATAGGTGAAAGAAATAGTACCACAGGGAAAATAAGTTGGAATAGTAATGCAACATCCAACGAAAAGAAAAACTCAGATAGATTAAGTAGGACCTCTGCTAATCAAGTCAATGATGTCCAGAGAGATTTCGTCGGACCATTAACCGCAGCAGAAAAGAAAGCATTTAATGCTGCTGCAGGTAATCCCAACAAAGCTATCGGTTCCGGAGTAGAAGATCGTCGTCCTACCGGAGGACAAGGAGGAAGCAAAACCAGATATAGTAGTGGAGTAAGAAGAAACAAAGATACTCAACAACCTATCGCCTCTTCTAGTGTAAGGGATTTTATGTCCTCCACCCAAAGAAGAGCTAGAAGTAGTTTTAATGCTCCCGGTGGTGGTCCCTTAGTATATCCAATTGCTTTAAGACAAAATCAACAGGATTATATTAAATTTGACATGCTTCTATATGAACCTAAAGGACTAGCATTTTCAGGCAAATCAGCAGGAGAGGTATTCCAAGGTCAAAACCAAGCGGACTTAAGTGGAGTAGGTAACCGAGATTCTAATAGAACCAGTATCGGAACCTGTATACTTCCTATACCAGGTGGTATCAGTGATGCCAATGCTGTTGATTGGGGTGGGGGAGATACTATGAACCCACTCGACGCTGCACTCGCCGGAGCAGCAATGGGTGTTATTAATAATGGAGAAAAAGGAATAAACGACGCAGTTGCTACTGCCAAAGGAGCTCTTTCAGGTCAAGGAGCTAATAATGAAATAAAGAGAGCAGTGTCTACCGCATTTGCTGGTGCTGCTGCTGGTGTTGAAGGACAAGTTTTAAGTCGTACTACAGGTGAAGTCCTTAACCCTAATATGGAATTGCTTTTTAAAGGACCAAGTTTAAGACCTTTCAATTTCACTTTTAAACTGGCACCTAGAAGTTCTAAAGAAGCAGAAGTAGTTATCCAAATTCTTCAATTCTTTAAACAAGGAATGGCACCTATAAAAAGTTCATCAAATCTATTCCTCAAATCACCCAACACTTTCAAACTTGCTTATTATCATGGGAGAAGACCTCATCCATACTTGAATAAATTTAAAGAATGTGCACTTCAAAATGTTTCTCTTGAATATACACCCGATGGTAACTATGCAACCTATAAAGATGGTGTCATGACTGCATATCAAATGACATTAACATTCAACGAACTCGAACCTGTATTCAGCAATGATTATGCAGATAGTTACAACGGAGAAATAGGTTACTAAGATGCCAGTCCCATACTTCCGCCAAGTTCCAGATTTTGAATACGTTAGTAGACTTCCTAATGCTAAAATATCCGATTACATTCGAGTAAAAAATCTCTTTAAAAGAGGTAAATTAGCAGATGATCTCTTTGCTGACCTAAATTTCTTTACCAAGTATCAAATCGAAGGAGATGACAGACCAGATAATGTAGCATACAAAATCTATGATGACCCTACTTTAGATTGGGTTATCCTTCTTTCTAATAACTATACAAATATTCAAAGTGAATGGCCTCTACTTCAAAATGATTTTGATCGTTACCTCTTAGATAAGTATGGTACATATGAAAAATTAAATGCTGCTCACCATTATGAAACGACAGAAATTAAAAACATAGATGGTGCAATCATTACTCCGGCAGGTCTAACCGTTGCCTCTGATTATTCTGTTACTTATTATGATCCCGCAACAGGTCAAGAAGTAGAAAAAGAAGGGACTGCTGTAGAAGTGACAAACTATGACTATGAATCAAAGATTGAAGATGAAAAAAGAAATATCTATGCACTTAAACCAGAATATCTCAATATAATTAAAGATGATATGAAAGGTCTCATGCCATATGAAAAAGGATCCACTGAATATATCAATGAATCCCTTAAGAGAGCAGAAAATATTAGACTCTACTCGTAATTATTCTTCAGCAAGTTTCTGAAAATAACTTAGTGCATCATCTTCATCCGCACTAGCCGATGCTACAGCAGCAGGTGGTTTGGATTTAAAGTCGGGTGTAAATGTTCCACGACCTTCACTTTCATCCTCAAGTTCCTCATCTACACGTATGGTAGGAGGACGCTGACCAAGAACATACTTAAGACGCTTGGCAAGATCATCATAAGACTTGAACTGATCGGGAGCAGTTACAGCAGAAAGAGAATACTCCTTCTTCCAAAGTGCTTCTAGAGCATCCTCATCTTCAAGGAGTGGAGATACCGCATCGAACTCTGACTT